CAGAATCAGTGATTAGCCAATCAGGATTAGCTAATCATGGCCGACTGCATCGACCCCGGTTATCCCCGCGTTCCGACCGTCCCGACCGTTGTGCCAGGGACCGGGCTCAGCCCCGTCGTGCCGACCTATCTGCGCGCCTCGTGGAAGGGCGTCCCGTTCATGTGCGAGCAAACGGCCGACGAGTTCGGCCGGCGTGGGCACCTCTACGAATATCCGCTGTCCGATCGCATCGGCTACAAAGACCTCGGCCGCAAGGCCCGCAAGTTCAAAGTCCGCGGCTACCTCATCGGCGGCGATCAGGTGGCGCAAACCAGGGCCATGGCATTGGCGGCCGAGTCGCCAGAGCCCGGCATCCTCATTCATCCGGCCTACGGCTCGCAGCGCTGCGCCTGCGTCAAGCTCACCACGTCGCTCGACTATTACAAGGAGAAGCGGCGCACCAGGCTGGACTTCGAGCTGGTCGAGGCGAGCGACAGCATGGCGCCGTTCGTGCTCGGCAACGCCACCGCGACCATGTTCGCGATCGGCTCCGATGCCGTGGCGGCGGCCTCGCTCGGCTACTGGAATCCAGACGAGCGCGCCAGCCCGCCGGCGTACATGGCTGCCGACGTGATCAGCCTCGCGCTGGCACGGCTGATCGAGCCCGCAACCGACGAAGAATCGTATGACGTGATCTCGGTGCTGCGGCGTTCCGAGGCCGTGAGCGCAGCGCCCGAGCTGCCGGCCCTGCCGGCGCCGCTCATGGGCATGGGCTTTGCCGTCGCACGGCCCAGCGCGATCTACGCCGAGTTTGCCACCGTGTTCGAACCGATCGATCACGGCACGGCTATCGTGCGCCTCATTCACGCCGATGCATTGGAACGATTGCGCGAGTTCAACACCGCTGTCGTGGACGCCGGCGTTGGCGGCGGCCTGTCGGTCGAGACCCTGGTGATCGCCGCGCGCCTGGCGCTCGCCCGCGACTATGCGCTGGTCAGCATCCAGACGCGCTACAGCACGGTCAGCGAGGCGTTGCAGTCGCTCGATTTCGTCATGGCGATTTACGACGAGGAGGAGGTCGCCGCGACACGCCGCTGTGACGACAAGCTGGTCGGCGCCATCCGCGCCGCCCGCGCTGCCGCCGCCCAACAGATCCTCGCGGCCAACATCCGCTTGCCCGGAATCGTCGTGTCGTCGGTCGATGGCGTATGGCCATCGCTGATCGCCGCGCACAAGCTCTATGGCGACGGCAAACGCTACCAGGACGTTGAGCGCTACAACGCGACCATGCCGCCGTTCTTCATCGGCCGCGACGCGACGGCGCCAGCGAGGTGAGCCATGGCCTTTGAGGAAGCCGGCTCGTGCTACATCGCGGTTGCCGGCGTCAATTACGGCAACATGATCAAGCTCGAACTGCGCCGCTCGAAAAACGAGATGACGTGCGAGGGCACCATCACGTTGAGCTGGCCCGGCGCCGAGATGTTCAACGCCACCACCATGCCCGTGCAAAAACTGATCGACGGCGCGCAAGGCGTGGTCATGCTCGACGGCCAGCTAGCCGGCACCATCATCATCGACAGCCGCACATCGCACGGCACGCCGGACAGCTATCGGCTCGATCTCAAATTCCGCGGCAAGTCGTCCTCGATTGTCGACGGCGTGCCCGATCACAAGACCGGCCAGGAGAACAAGCAGAAGCCCGGCCAGCTCGCAAAGAAGCTGATGGAAGGCTACGAATGCCAGCTTGAGGACAAGAGCAACGAAGGCCGGCAAATCGAACGCTTCATCATTCAAGAAGGCGAGTCGGTCGAGCGCTCGATCCGCCGCGCGTGTCGCGAGTTTGGCCTCACCGCCAGCGAGAACGAGCAGGGCAACGTCGTGCTGACGAAGCGCGGCGAGGAAAGCACCGGCGGCGGCGCCCCGCTGATCCTCGGCCGCAACTTCTATCAATGGTCGGTCAAAAAAGACGTTTCGCCGCGCCACTCCAAGGTCAAGGCCAAGGGCAACGGCATTCCCACCGATAAAAAATACGGCAAAGACTGCGAGGAGGTGATGGGCGAGGCCTCCGACAGCTTCGTGAAATTCAAAAAAGAAATGCACATGCTGATCGACACCGATCACGACAAGGAGACGCTAGGCAAACGCGCCAAAACCGAAGCGCGCCGGCGCCAGGCGGACGCCCTCAACGTCAAGCTCACCATGTCAACCTGGTCGGACGAGGGCGGCCAGCTCTGGAAAGTCGGCAACATGCACATGGTGATGATCCCGGTCGATGCTGTGAGCGACATGCTGATGATCAAAGAGGTTCGCTTCGTGCTCGAGCACGACAAACGCTACGCCGAGGTGACGCTGTGCCCGAAAGAAGGTTTTGGCGATAGCGGCGGCAGCGGCGGCGACAGCGGCGGCAGTAAGGGCGGCGGCGGCGGTGCGTTCTCGCCGTCCGTTGGATAGGACACTGACCATGGACTTCGACCTGTACGCCACCACCATCCCCGGAATGTCGTGGGAGCACATGCAGCACCTATCGAACAAGGTGCGCAACGTGATCCGCCGCGGCTATCTGAAGAAAACCTACAACGACGGCAAAATCCTGCGCGGCCGCGTCAAGATGGGCGAGGAGATGGAGAACGACAAGCTCGATATCCTGCACCCGATCGGCTACATCTCGCACGTCAAGCCCACCGACAAAACCGAAGTGTTCACGATGGACGTAGGCGCCGACGCGTCGCGCCGCGTCATCATGCAGGTTATCGGAGATCGCGAGGACCACCCGCAGCCGGACGAAGGCGAGATGTGGACCTACGCGCCCGGCAACAAGAAAATTTTCAGCCGCATGAAAATGAAAAAGCAGGGCGGGGGAGGCGGCGGCAACGGCGCCGGCGGCCAGGCTTTGAGTCGGCTCGATGAGCAGATGGCCGACATGTTGAGCGACACCGACGGGCAGACCAAAGACTCGGGTCGCGTCGAGGGCATCCACAGCGACGGCGAGCAGGAAAAGATCAGCTCGCAAACGAAGGCGACGTTTCAGGGCAAGGCCGACGCGGGCCAAGGCTTCAGCACGGGCGCCAACTTTGACGTCAAAGCCGGCGGCTCGATGCAAATCGAAAACAGCCGCCAGACTCAGAAATCGGGAACGAGCTACATCGAAACACCGGGCGGAATGTATATCGGCGGCTTGCACCACGCGCGGGACCACCTCGCTGGCGGCAACGCCATCGTCGGCGGGTTATCGTCGGCGCCAACCGGGCGCAGCGCGCGAAGCCCAGGAGGCAACGGGTTGCCAGAGGGCACGCCCGACGGCAGCCAAGGGGTCAGCGCGGTCGGCATCCCCGGCACCGTCTCGCTCCTCGCCACCGCCGCCGGCCTCGCGCAGACGCAGGTGCAGGTGGAGGTCAACAAACAGGACCAGGCGCAGGTCAACGCGGCGCAGGCGATGACCAATCAGATGCTGAAGGACAAAACCGAACAATTGCAGCAAGCAATCGACGACGTGCTGGCGAACCTGCAACTGCGCATCAGCCAGCTAGAAGCCCGCGTCACGGCGCTCGAAGCCGCGCAGACATAGGAGGACGAATGGCCTCGGTCCAATACGTCCCACCGCATGACAGCTGCTCCCCGCCGCTGCCGCCGTGCCGAACGCGCAACTATCCGCTGTTTCAGCCGCCGATCTCGTCGCGGCGCATCCCGCTTTGTCGGCCACCGAATTGCGAAGGCATTCAAGAGGGCGAGCCCAACCTCAACGTCAACAGAATGGGCACGCTCGATCGCAGCGATTGGCTGCGCGGCTGGGTGATCGCGCAGCTATTCACGCGCGGCCAGGTCGAGTGCGACGAGACCCCGCCGCACATTCCGAGAGGCCATCCACGCCTCGGCGGCTGGTGGGCCGATGCATTCCGCGGCGATCAAGCAGTCACCGGGCGCGGCTCCGTGTTTCGCAGCGGATCGAAGCTCTGGACGTTGCAATGGAGCCACGTCACCAACGAAACATTGATGCTCGCGAAGGAGTTTGCGCTCGAGGCCATCGGCTATCTGTTGGGCTGGGGCATCGTCTCGAAAATCGAGGTCACTCCGTGGTACATAAGCCGGCGCGTCATGCGCCTGGACATACTTCTGCGAGGTCCCGGCGGCGCGGATGTGAACGTGACCGTGCAGGGGACATCGATGCCCGACGCGCGCTATCTCTGGGCCGAGTACCACGCCACCCCGAACGTCGATGCACTCGGCCAGCGCTACCCGCGCACGGTGCCACAAGGGACCGTCTAAATGCCCGTCATGACTGACATCAGCTGCACGCTGCCACGGCCGGACATCGCCGAGCTGCACGACCAGATCGCGATCGAGCTGAGCAAGCGTCTCCTCGGTGGCGCGCCGGTGCTGCCGATGACGACCGAGGACGTGCTCGCCTTCGTCATGGCCGGCACCACAAATCTCATGCACGGCTGGGTGTCGCAAGCGCTCAAGGAAAACGACCCGGCGACGATGTGTTGCGACAACCTGGTCAAGTATGCCGCGCGCCACGGCATCAATCTTCGTGCCTCCACCCGCGCAAAAGGCTACGTCGCGATCAGCGGCGAGCCACGCGCACCGATCCCGAGCAACATGCGCTTCGTCGGTGACGCCTCGCGCGAGTACAAGCTCGATCCTGGAGTCACCTTCAACCCCACGCTGCTCGATGACAGTGGCCGGGCGGCGGTGCGCGTCGTCGCAAATATCGGCGGCGGCGAGTTCAACCTCGCACCAGGCAGCGTCATCACGGTCGGCACGACCACGCCCGGAATCGACATGAGCGCCGTCGTCATCGGCAACGGCCTGATCGGCGGCACCAACGACGAATCGTGCGACCAGCTCCGGGCCCGTGTGCTCGCCGCCGAGGCCTCAGGCGTGCTCTCGACCAATGAACGCTGGTACATCACGCAGTCGCTGCTCTATCCCGGCGTCACCCGCGCCTGCACCGACGAGTGCGAGGGCTGCTGCGATCCCGCTCACATCGAAATTTATCCGTTCATGGAGGGGGTCTATGGCGACGCCGTGACCGCGCCCTATGGCATCCCGCCGGCCGAGGTCATCGACGAAATGAATCGCTGGATGTTTGGATCGCAAAGCGGCAGGGGCGAAGGCATCGCACCGGTCGGGATCACCGGCCATTACGTCTGCGCCTCGCCGGTCAGGTTCAACATCGTGGGCCACTGCTTCCGCAGCTGCGCCAACGTCACCGTCGATCGCGTGGTGAAGGCGCTCAACACCTACATTCGCACGATGTTCTGTGTCGGATCACCAATCTGCAAAGAACACGTCCGGTCCGCGATCTACACCGCGGCCGGCGATCCCTGTTTCTCTGGCGTGTCGTTTTCGTTCGATCCACCGCAAGGCATCCGCCGAGTAGACGACGCCTACATCATGGTCGATTGCGGCTACCTGCCGGTGCTCGGCGAGTTCACCGTGTCGGATGAAGCGCAATGAGCGATCCCGATTGCGATAATGTGGTGCTGCTGGTCGGCAACGAGCAAGCGCCAGCCGCTTCGCAGCAATTCCGCGATCAATCGCCGCTGCAGCACGCGCTCACAGCCGAAGCGCAATCCGGTGATCCGGGCGGCGTTCCACGCTTTGCTGCCGAGGACAACCCGCCGGGGATGCGAACCGTCGTCTTTTTCCCCACCGGCCAGGGCGGGCGCATCAGCACCGAGGCCGTGCAGAGTCCCGATCTCCTGCTCGGCACCGAGGACTTTTGCATTGAAGGATTTTTCCGGCCGGCGGCGAGCCTCACCACGTTTACCGCCATCAGCAATGGCCAGATGTTTCGCATCGAGGCCAACGCCGGCACTTGGCAAGCAACGATTAACGACACGTCGGGCGCTGCCATCATCAACAACGCGGTGATCGGCGCGGTCGCCAATCTGCAATGGCAGCACGTTGCGTTTTACCGAGAGGGCGAGCAGTTCATCGGCGCCGTCAACGGCACGATCACGATTGTCGGAACGAGCGCCGCTGAGATCTTCGCGACCAGCGACGGCGTTTGTATCGGCGGCAACCGAAACTGGACCGGCACGCCGTTCCAAGGCGACGCCTGCAGCATCCGCATCACTCGTAACGACGCGGTCTATCCAGCCGAGGCGTTCACGCCGCCAGGATTGCCGCTGCGCGATTGCAGCCGCGCTCGTCCGGTAATTTTCAATCGCGCATCGGGCATGGTCGGCGTGCCGTTCGTCTATGAAGTCCAGGCCAGCGGCAATCCGACCGCGTTCACCGCTACAAACATGCCGCCCGGTCTCGCCATCAGCGCAACCGGCGAAATCTCTGGCACCCCAACCGCTCCCGGCATCTATGACGTTGAGCTGAATGCCAGCAACGAAACCGGCCACAGCGTCTGCAGCGCGACCCTCGTGATCACAATCGAGCCGCTGCCGCTCTATCCGCTCATCAACAGTCCGTTGTCGGACACCGCGACGCAGGGCGTGGCGTACGCCTATCAGATCACCGCAAGCAACAACCCCGTGAGCTTCAACGCCACCGAGCTGCCGCAGGGCCTGTCGGTTAGCACTACGACCGGCATGATCACCGGCACGCCGGTCGGCAATCCCGGCACCTGGACGATCCCGCTCAGCGCCACCAACGAGCACGGCACCGGGCGCGCAAATCTGATCCTGACCTTGCTGCCGGCGGCGCCGCCGACGCCGCTTCCGGTCATCACCTCGCCCGACACGGCCAGCGGTACGGTCGGCCTGCCGTTCGTGTACGTGATCACGGCGCGCAACGTGCCACACCTGTTCTCGGCTTCTGGCTTGCCGCCTGGTCTTGCCGTCAACACCGACACCGGCACGATCTCTGGCGTGCCGCTCGAGGTCGGTACGTTCCACGCCACGATCGCCGCCACAAATCAGGCCGGCAGCGCGACCGCCGGCCTGGTGCTGTCGATCGCGCCGACGCCGGCCGAGCGACCGTGCCCGCCACCGCCGCACGTCAAGAGCACGTCCGGTCCTGATGTGCCCGCCATCCTTTGCTATACGCCCGACGGCTGTTGCGGACCGTCACCGTGCGACATCACCGAAGATGACATGATCTGTCAGATCCGCTCGCTCCTGCCCGAGGGCGAGGCCTACAACAACACCGCTGCATCAATCGCGGCGACACCGCCGCAATACGGCTCGATCACGGTCGGATGCGCCAGGGTCGGCTGCGAGCAGCTGATTCTCGGCGGCTGCTGCGGGCAAGACGTGATCCCGTGTCAGGCTGACGCCGTCGCACCGCAGCTCGCGGTCGTGGATGCTTTCGGCGCCGCAGCCTTTGGCGTCCTGCAGGCGCTGTGTCAGCTACTGTTCGAGCTTGATCCTTGCACCGCCAAGCTGCTCGTTCGCCAGTGGGCCGACCGCATGGGCATCAAGCACCCGGACCCGTGCGGGCCAGGCTGGTCGGATCGCATTCTCGTGTTCCTGATCTGCTTCATCACGCAACTGCGCATGAACCAAACCGCCGTCAATTGGGAGTTCCTGACCTACGTTGCGAGCCGCATGAGCGCCGAAATCAAAATGCGCTATGCCGGCGACATGAACGGCACCGCAAATTCCGACGAGCCCTACCTCAACGGCTGGTGGACGATGGCGCGCGATAAGCCGGTCTGTCCGCCTCGGCTGCCGTGCCCGCCGGACGAAGATGCTCAACTCGGTGCTGGCTATGATCGCAAGCGCAGCGGCCAAGCGCTCGACACCGTAGGCTGCGCGCCACCCAACGAGTTCTCGCCGCTGTCGCTCAACATCATCATCTGTCCGTCGGACATCGTGATCCCCGACAACTGCAATCTGCCAGCGGTGCAGTCGCCGCTGCCGTTCGATCGCGAAATGTACGAAGCATTTTGGTGGTTGCTGCCGCAGCTCCTGCCGCGCGGGCCGCTCTATTGCATCTACGAATGTTGCCCCGCCGATTGCATCGTCTAGCGGTTTCGTCCCAGATCGTGATATGACGGCCTTCTGCCAGTCGGGAGGACCCGGCGCCACAGGTCGGCGCCGGTCGAAGGGGTGCGGTCGATGGCAGGAATTTTTCCTCCCGCTAACAAAGGCGGGCGTCCGCCTGGGGGAAACGTCTGCAATGGCTTTTCACCAACACACAATGTCGTCGGCGAGGGTCCGCTCTACGTCGCGGCCGATTGCTCGACGGCGCTGACCGATTGCAATTTCAACGCCATCGTCAGCGAGCTTCTCGCCGCCGTCGATATCCTGGGCGTGCCTTTCAATGCCGACCGCATCGACAATCTAGGCCGCGCGCTGCGCGACGCCTTCGATACGACCAATCGCCAGTTCGAGACGAAGGTCAATCGTGCCGGCGACACGATGGAGGGACCGCTCAACCTTTCTCGTGATCCGCAAAACCCGTCCGAGGCTGCCACCCGCCGCTACGTCGATGATCGCGACAGCGCGCTCGACCTGACCCTGCGCCAGCTTGTCGCCACCACCAGCGCCGCCACCATTGCCACCGTGCAAGCACAGATCTCCGCGGTCGATCAACGCAAGATCGAGCGCAGCGGCGACACCATGACCGGGCCGCTGATCCTGTCCGGCCATCCCACCGTCGCGATGGGTGCGGCAACGAAGGGCTACGTTGACGCGCACGCCGGCGGTGGTGGCAACGGCGGCGGGGGGATTCCAGAGGCCCCGTTGGACAGCAAGCTTTACGGTCGCCGCGACGCTGCATGGGCCGAGATCGTGCCACCGCCTGAGCCGCCACCGCCGCCGATCCAGCGCATCGGTGGTCGACTGGAATACGTCAACGCAAACTCGTTGCGCTTTCGACCGTTCAATGGCCATCAGATCGTTGTCAACGGGGCGCTGCTCGCCATTCCGTCAGCCGGCGTCACGCTCGCGCGGCAAAACGTGTTCATCAACGGCACGCCAGCGCAAGACCTTGTAGCGGGTGTGACCTATCTCGTTTGCCTGTTCGTCAACGGCGGCGTGCTCACCGCCGACTATCGGACTTCGCTCGCGCACGCCAGCAGCGTCACGGCCGGCAACGTCGGCACCGAGATTCCGGGCGCCGACGACACCCGCAGCGTGATCGGGATCGTGCGCTGCTACCCGGACGGCTTTCGCGATTCGTACGATCATCGCGGTGTTGCCTCGTGGTTCAATCCGCCGACGCGGAGATTCTTGAGAGCCTTTACCTCCCAGATATCAGGCTCTGCGTGGACGCATCTGCTCGGTGATGACCCGACTGTTTATCCAACTTTCGTGCAATTCGTGGGACGCAATGCTTTGCTTTGGCATCGCGGCAACGCGCTCATCACTCTTCAAAACTATTCGTTCTATGGTGCAATCGAAGTCAATGGCGCGTTGCTAATGGACACCGCCACCTCGCAGAACCTGTTCTTCGGCACCACGGCCACCATGGCCGGCGCTCTCTGCGGGTACTCGATACAAGCGGGCATTTCCGATCTTGGTGACGGCTATTACGTCGCCGCCCCAATGGGCCTGCCCAACGGCTCGTTCGTGACCGCCACCGGGGCAATGGAGGGGCAACTGTCATGAAGCTGAACAACTCCGGGATTTTCCCGCACAGCTGGGACGGTGGCATTCCGGCAAACCCGGACACGCCCGACAATCCGCCGCAGGCGTTTCAACCTCGGCCGCTCTACCAGCCGACCGACACCAGCGCGAACTATTACGGCCTCGGCTGCGACACGCGCATCCGCGCGGCGGTGATGAACTCGATTATCAGCGAGATCATCGCGGTGTGTGACCGCGCCGGCGTCGCGTACACCGCGGCCAAGCTTGACAACCTGGCGACCGCGATTTTCGGGCCGGCTCAGCACGCCGACGATATCGTGGCGCTGCGGCAGGAGGTCGAGCTGCTCAAACGCGAGGTGGCGACACTGCGACAAAGAACCAGGGTCCCGGCATGACTGGCATTTTCCCGCAGCACTACGACGGCGGAATCCCGGCCAACCCAAACACGCCGAATGATCCGGCGCAGGCGTTCTTGCATCGCCATCAGCTGCCGATTGACACCGACGCGCTCTACTACGGCAACGGCTGTGAGGTCCGCCTTCGTCCGCATGTCGTCAATTCGCTGATCAGTGAGATCGCGGCGATCGCTGACCGTGCCGGCGTCGGCTATCGCGCCTCCTCGCTGCAGAACGCCGAAACCGCAATCCGCTATCTGATCCAGCGCGGGCTGCCACATGCCTGCATGTTGGATCAGCAAACGCCTTGGTTCTTCGACTGCACCGTCGATCCACCGCCGCCGTGCTACACCGATTTTCTCACCTTCACGTTCGTGCCGAGATTCCTGCCCAACGTCAGCACCAATCGCGGCTTTGTGCGGATCAATTTGAACGGCCTCGGCTACGTGCCGCTGTTCCGACACGACGGCACCGAGTTAAGGCAGGGCGATATCCTAAACTACAAGCCCTTCATGGCCGTGTACTTCAACGGCGCGTGGTATCTGATCGGCCGCATCCCGCCCGAGTACAGTCTCGGCGGCATCGACTTGTGGGTTCGCACCGATGGCAACGACGAAACTGCCGACGGCACGGCCAACAGCCCCGAGCGTGCTTTCAGAACGATCAACGCCGCCTGGCGCTCAGTCGCTGAACGGTTTCTCGCAACACCGCTGTTCACCGCCAACATCAAGCTCGGCATTCCAGGCGACTACGAGGCCGCCTATCTCGGTCCGTTCGGCAGCAACCTCACGATCAGCGGCGGTGGTTGGGACGCTGGTGGCTGGGGCGGTGGCGACCGCTGGAGCTATCGCATCCTGAGTCGCTATTATCCGGGCGAGGACAACTGGATCGCGCTCGCGTTCTACGGCTGCAATTCGGTTGCGTTGCACGGCCTCACTCTGCTGATCATGAACGGCGGCGGGCCGCCGAGCGCGCGGGCGCTGCTGGTCGGCGGCCGCACGACCTTGACCGCCCGAAATTGCTCCTTCACGGCGCAGATATCGAACACCTGGGGATACTTCATCGACATTCGCGACAGCACCTGTGCCTTCGATGAATCGGTCGCCGGCACGAGTACGTGGTTTCAGGGCAATGGCACGACGATCTCCGGTGCCATCATCGTGTCGCGCGGTGTGTTCGGGACATTGCTCGGCTCGACGGCAACGCTCGTCAGCTCGAACTTTACCTGCCTCATGGCCTATCTGTCGCTGGACACGTTGAGCTCGTGCACCTTCGGCGGCGACGGCAACAACGCCTGGGGCGGAGTCGTTGGACGGCAATACTCTGCGATGACCAATTCGATTTTGTACCACAACCTCTATCGACCGAGCGGCCCGATACCGGGGACGATCCCTGGAATCTCCGGCCTCGGCGCCGTCGTCGTCCCAGGGTGAACGCAATGACCGACGAAGAAAAACCGCGAATGCTGTCGATCCCACCAACGCCGGTGGTGGTACAGCCACGCATGGCCACCACGCCACCGGGCGCGCCGCCGCAATTTGCCGAGCCGCACGCTGCGTTGACGGGACCAGGCCCGCTGGGTGCTGCGGTCGATCCGCCGCCGTGTTCGCCCGAGACGCCGGCGATCGCCGCGACGACGACCACGGTGCAACCGCGCGAGGACTATCAATATCCAGGGCTGCCGGACTGGATGAGCGCGGAGGCCCTCAACAAACGGTTCGACCTTGTGCCCGATCGTTTCAAATACGGCCCGTACCCGGAGGGGCTGTTCAAGACTGTCGAGCCGGCGCTGCTTGGCAAAGAGACCGCGCCGGCCAGGCTCGCAGAACTCATGGCGAGAAGGGACAAGTGAGCAAGCGCGTCACACAAGCGCAATCGGGCGCGACCTATCGCAAGCTGCCGATCACGACGCAGCTCAAGAACGTGCTCGAATACGCCGCGCGCCAAGCCAACGTGTATGTCAGGGTGATCTCTGGCGGGCAAACGCATGTGCCCGGCGGCGCCGGCAAAAGCATCAAGGGCGTTCGCACCGGATCCACGCGCCACGACATTCGCGCCGGTCAAATGGGCGCAGCCGACGTGACGCTCCACGACGGCGACGGCACCAAGCTCGATCTGCGCAAGCCCGCTGACGCCTCGCGCATGGGGATATTCACCGAGGCGGCAGTGGCCGCCGGCGCGGTCGGTGTCGGTGCTGGCATCGGCTACATGGGCGCGCACACGATCCACATCGGCGGCGGCACGGCGGCGACGTGGGGTGCAGGCAAAGGACACAAGATCGCAGCATTCATTCCCGGCGCGCATTCGCGCGGCATGGCGCGCTTTCGACTCGGCCAGGAGGCCCGCGCAGCACAACAGGTCTAGGCCATGACAAACGGTCCGGTCACGGAAGGCGTCAAGGCCGCCAGCGGCTTCATCGATGCATTGAAATCCCAGCCGCTATCGCTCGCGCTTGTCGTGATGAACCTCGCTCTCGTCGGTTACATTTATTACGAGAGCATCACAATCAACAACGAGCGGCACAACGAGCTGCAGCTGCTCTACCAAAATCGGCGCGAGGTCGCGGTGCTGTTGGCACGTTGTACTTGGCCGGAGGGCGTCCCGCTGCCCGAAGGCTTCGACACGGGTCCGGGGCGAAGATAGGGAGAATCGAATGGCGTCATTCGCAATCAGCTCGGGGCATGGCCTCAAGGTGCCGGGCGCCAAAGGCCCGTCACCGTGGGGCTTGACCGAGGTGCCCGAGGCCCGCCGCATGTTGGCCGAGGTCGCGCGCCTTCTTACCGCAGCCGGTCACAAGGTCGCAACCTTCAACGAGGACAGCGCGACGACGGTGAGCGGCAATCTCAGCAACATCGCGGCCTGGCACAAGCGCCAGAGCGGCCAGCACGTCTCGATCCACTACAATGCCTTCCAGGTGACGACCACCAGGAACATGGGCGCGGAGGTCTGTCACAAGAGCGCGCCAGCGCTTGCGGCCAAAGTTTCCAAGGCAATCGCCAACGCTGGCGGGTTCACGGATCGCGGGGCCAAGCTCCGCACCAATCTGCATTTCCTGAACAACCTCGCCAACTCGATCCTGCTGGAAATTTGTTTCGTGGATTCGAAGATCGACTGCGATCTCTATCGCGCATCATTTGGCAAGATCGCGGCCGCTGTTGCCGAGGCGCTCGGCGGCACGGGGACAGCCCCGCCGCCACCGGAGCCACCGCCCGGCGGGCGCCCGGTGCTTAGACGCGGCGACAAGAACGCGCACGTCGGTGAAGTGCAGCGCGTGCTTGGCCTGCCGATGGACAACGATTTCGGCTCGTTGACCGAGGCCGCCGTCAAAGCGTTCCAGCGTGCTCACGGTGTCAGCGCCGACGGCATCATTGGACCCGTGACGTGGCGGCTGCTGGACGAGCTCGAGCTGCGGCTTGACGCTGGCGATGATGGCATTCGCGACGACTTGGAGGGCGCGATCGACCAGGCCGTGATCCGCAGCGGCGTCAACTCGATCTCATGGCCTAACCGCGGGCGCGCGCCGAGCGGCTATTACCTCGGCATGGCGAAGACGTTTGCGCTTGCGGTCGAGCG